ACCCTGAAAAAATATTAAAAAGAGAGGCAGAAAGATATAAAGACATGATTAATAAAGGAATGTCTATTTCTGAACTTAATCACCCTGAGTCTTCACTTATAGATTTAGATAGAGTTGCTCACCTTATCACTGAAGTATGGTGGGAAGATAATGTATTAATGGGTAAAATAAAATTACTTACAACTCCAGGTTTTCACGAAAGAGGTATTGTTTCTTCTAAAGGTGATATTGCTGCAAATATGATGAGACAAGGTGTTACAATGGGGGTTTCTTCTCGTGGTGTTGGTTCCTTAGTTAAAAAAGGCGAACAAAATGAAGTACAAGAAGATTTTGAACTTATATGTTTTGATTTAGTTTCTTCACCATCAACACCAGGCGCATATCTTTACTTAAATAAAGATGACAGACCAAAATATGAAGAAAAACTTACAGAACATGAAAACGTACATTCAAACTCCTCTTCTTTGAACAAATCTATTGACTTAATGAAAAGATTATCCGATTATTTGGATAAATAAAATTATTAAGATATGGATGAAAAATATTTTGTAGCAAGAGTAACAACCGACATGGTTGATGAAAACAGCGGAAAGGTAAAAAAAATGAAAGAAGAAAAATTAGTTAAGGCGTATTCACCTACAGATGTTGAGGCCAAAGTAACTAAAGCTTATGAAACTTACACGATGGATTGGAGAATAACTGCGATTGTTGAAAGTAAAATTGACGAAGTAATAGAATAATAAATAATTATTTTTCATTTAAAAAAGGGAATACTTGTTAGTGTTCCCTTTTTTTATTTTTAGTCATTTTATAAAAAAATTAACTTTTTTTTAATTGGGATATATTTATTTGATAAATAAACCAATAACGCATTGCTTTTTAGAAATGACAGGAAATGAAAAATCGATAGTAGAAAACACCTTATTACAAATAAAGGCGGTTGAAGATGCTATCAGCGAAAACGCAAAAGGAATACTTGCCTCTACAATGAAGGAAGAAATCAGTGAATTAGTAAGGGAATCACTAGGTGGTTCAAAAAAATCTAAAAGGTCTTTACACGAAGAAGAAGAAGGTATGGAAACCCCAGAGGTTGAAGACGAGAATTTAGAATACGGAATGGAAGACGGAATGGAAGACGGAATGGAAGATGAAACAGAAATGGCTGATTATGAAATGGACACCGACGATGAAGGTGATATGGAAATGGATGCCGAAGTTTCTGTTGATGATAATCAAGAAATGCCTCCATTGGACATGACTCAATCACCTATGACTGACGTACTTAAAGTATTTAGGGCTATGGGAGATGAAGATGGTATTATTGTTAAAAGAGATGGTAAATTTTTACACATATCTGACAATGAAACGAACAAAGATTACATGGTTCAATTAGAGGAGAGCAAAAGAAAAAGAAAAATGAAATCAAGATTAGATGAGGAAATTCTTTATGAATTAAGTTTTGAAGATAAAGAAGTTGGATATGATAAGTATTCTGACGAGTCAGGTTATGATGAGTACGAAGACGAATATGAAGATGAGTACGAAATGTATGAAATGGGTAACACTACTGAATATTCAGAACAAGATCAAAAACCAAAACCTATGTACGAAATAGGTGACGAAGATGATTTAGGTGCTCAAATGTACGAACAGGATGACGAAGATGATTTAGGTGCTCAAATGTACGAACAGGATGACGAAGATGATTTAGGTACACAAATGTACGAACAGGATGACGAAGATGATTTAGGTACACAAATGTACGAACAGGATGGCGAAGAGTTGAAAATGGAATCTTTTAAAGCTAAAGGAAGAGTAGGAAAAATGAAATTCAAATATCCATCTAAATTAAAAAGAGGTGTTGCTGAAACTTCATTTGAAAAAGAAATGGAAGAAGAGTGGAACGAGGAAGAAGAGGGTACAGATGTTTTATCATTTGAAAAAGATGGTGATACTCCTGAAAAATCTGAAGCATCTAGAACTTTGGGTAACGGTAAATATTGGGGTAGAAAAGGCCTTCCTAAACCAAGAACCGCACCTAGACATTTAAAAGTTGAATCAGTAAATGGTGAGTTAAACTTATTGAGAGAAAAAAATGAAGAGTACAAAAAAGCATTAGACTTCTTTAGAAATAAATTAAATGAAGTTGCTGTGTTTAATTCAAATTTAGCATACTCAACAAGATTGTTTACCGAACACTCAACAACAAAACAAGAGAAAATAAATATTCTTAGAAGATTTGATAATGTAGAATCTTTGAAAGAGTCTAAAAGTCTCTACAAAACAATTAAAAACGAATTAGATGGTAACGGATCTGCAACTGTTGTTAAAGAATCAATCACTGAAAGAGTGGTTAAAACACCACAAACAGGATCGGCAACAAATCTAATTGAAAGTAAAACGTATGAGAATCCTCAGTTCATGAGAATGAAGGATTTGATGGCAAAAATTAAATAAAAATAAACTTTTTTAAATTAGTATATATTTATATACATAAAAATAAAAAAATAAACTCAGATTAAAAAATTAAAAATGGGAGCATTATTAGAATCAGGTCTTGTTGGTAACATAGGGTTAAAACACCTTAAAGTTATTAAAGAAGATACAATTAACAAATGGGATCGATTAGGATTCCTAGATGGTTTGAAAGGACACATCAAAGAGAACATGGCACAATTATATGAAAACCAAGCATCTCACCTAATTAACGAAGCGGCGTCAACTGATAGTTCAGGTTCATTCGAAACTGTAGTATTTCCTATCGTTAGACGTGTATTCTCTAAATTGTTAGCAAATGATTTAGTATCTGTACAAGCAATGAACTTACCAATCGGTAAATTGTTCTACTTTGTACCTAAAATTCAAGGTTATAACTCAGCTGATACCGCTGCAGGAACAAACCACTTCGCACCAATTGGTTCGGCAAACTATAACGCGGCTGATGGTACAGGTTATGATGGTGCTGACGCTTACGCTAAAAATCTTTATGATTTATTTTATGAAGGTGGTGAGGCAGCATTAGATCCTCCAGGATTATTTGATTACTCTAAAGGTACTTGGACTGCTGTTACTGCAACTACTACAATCCAAGTTTGGTCAAATGGATCATTAGTTGATTCATTGGCTCCAACAGGAGTTCAAAGAAAACTAATCGTTAAAATGTGTGATTTTTATGATAATGGTGTTGGTAAATTAATCGGACCTGATGGATCAGAAGTTGATAGTGAGACTTTCTTGTCTGATTTAAAAATTATCAGATCATCTGGTTTAGCTATTGATGAAGGTAGTGCTTGTTCTGTTCCTACAGCAACTCCATTGTTGTTTAGAGTTGTAACACAACAATATGGAAAAGGTATCGTTTCTCCTACATACACACAAACACCAACTACATTCCCTAACGGAAATGGTGGATCTTATGATAAAGTTTGTGATCAAAACGGATGTATTTACTTAGAAGTTGATTTATCTTGTCCAGTATGTACTGGATGTGATGCAACATCTTTAGATGGATATACAGGAGCAACAATCACTTCAGGTGCTTCAGGTACTTCTTTTGTAGCGGTATTTAGAAGATATGCTGAATTAGAATTTGAAGATAAAATTGGTGAGGTTTCTTTTGACCTTGAATCAGTTACTGTATCTGTTACAGAAAGAAAACTAAGAGCACAATGGTCACCTGAATTAGCACAAGACGTTTCTGCATTCCATAACATTGACGCTGAAGCTGAATTAACGGCATTATTGTCTGAGCAAGTGGCGGCAGAAATTGATAGAGAAATCTTGAGAGACCTTAGAAAAGGTGCGGCTTGGAACCTAAGATGGGATTACAACGGATGGAGAAGAATTCCAGGAAACATGACTTATACTCAAAAAGATTGGAATCAAACTTTGATCACAGCAATTAACCAATTGTCAGCACAAATCCACAAATCTACATTGAGAGGTGGGGCTAACTGGATTGTTGTTTCTTCTGAAGTTTCAGCTATCTTTGATGACCTTGAGTACTTCCACGTATCTAACGCTTCACCTGAGCAAGATCAGTACAACATGGGTATTGAAAGAGTTGGTACATTAGCAGGTCGTTACCAAGTGTATAGAGATCCATACTTCCCAGCTAACCAAGTTCTTATCGGACACAAAGGTTCATCTTTGTTAGATACAGGATATGTTTACGCTCCGTATGTACCTCTACAATTAACACCTACAATGTATAACCCATTCAACTTTACACCAATCAAAGGTATCATGACAAGATACGCTAAGAAAATGGTTAACAACCGTTTCTATGGTAGAATCACAGTTGATGGAGTTAGAACATTTGACTTACAAGAATTGAGATAATCAATATCTTAACTGAATAAGAGAAAGGAGACAAGAAATTGTCTCCTTTTTTGTTTTTATAAAAATTAGTTTTTATTACGTATACGTGTAAGTAATTTCACATAACTTAAATTAGTACCCATGTTGTAAATTGACTGTTTATGGGGTACCAAAAAAGGGTTTTTCTTTATATATAGGACTATCTATTGGTGTAAACAAAATAAAACCAATAGAAAATGAAAAACTTAAAAACAACAATCACAACACTTTTAATCAGTTTAGTAACTGTAATGTCTTTCGGACAAAAAAGTTCAGTATGGGCTACCGTAGAAAATGTAGAACAACTACAAAAAAATCAACAATTTATTTCAATACTTACAGATTTACATACTGACTTAACATACTATAAAGCGTTTGCATCTTCAAAACAAGAAAAATTACAAAATGTATATGAATTTACTTGTACTAATTGTGACGTAACCGATTTATACGTATCATTAAGTAGAGTAAGTGGATTAAAAGGTGTTGAGTATGGTCCTACATATGAAACATTAGAAGTACCAAATGACTATAGTTTAGTTTCTACAACAAATTGGGCTTTAGATTTAATAGGGGCCGAAAACGCTTGGGTTTATACAACAGGAGACTCAACAATAAACGTGGCGGTATCTGATCAAAACTTCTATACAAACCACGAAGAATTAACAGGTAAAATTAATTATTATGACAACACAAACACGGCAACAAAAACTCACGGTACTGCCGTG